GTAAAGTTCACGCAAGCGACTCCAAAAAACCGTGGACCGGGTCGGAAACGTTGGCTACAGGATGCGGATTTTTTAGCATGGCCCCAAAATGGCCTAAAATAGAGAAAAAAGGACGGTAGCTATGCCAGGACCTCCACCGAAAGACCCGAAGCTGCGGCAGCGCACGAATCGGGTGTCTACGGCGGCTAAGTTGATGACGACGGAGGATGGGCCGGTGCAGCGGCGACCGTTGCCGGCGCGGAAGGATGGTGAGGCTCCGTGGCACCCGGACACGGTTTGGTTCTGGTCGGAGGTGTGGGAATCTCCGATGGCGGCTGAGTTCATCGCGGCTGATGTGCCCGGGTTGTTGCTGGTGGCGCAGCTCGTGGATCGGTTCAACTACGGGGAGGTGTCGCTGGCGGCTGAGATTCGGCTGCAGCGGCAGGAGTTCGGGCTGACGCCGTTGTGCCGGCGGCGGCTTCAATGGGAGATCGAGCGCGCGGAATCAGCGGGGCGGAAGCGCGCGGTTGTGGCGGCGCCGGCTGAGACGGGCGCGAAGGACCCGCGTCGGGCGCTCAGGGCTGTGAAGTGAGGCCTTGCCACCCTGACAGAGTGCGCCGGAACTACAGCCGGCCAAACCCAATTCCGCCGTTTCGGGTCGAGGTTCGTGCGTGGAAGTGGCTTCTGTCAAAGGTCAGGCGTCGCGTTGTTCATGTGTCTGGTGGGTGGCCGCCGCTACCAAACCCAGTTCCTCCACCGCCGAAACCGCCGCCACCACCGAGATGAGTGTGCTGTCCGTCCCGGAACTGGAGGCGAAGCCGTGGCCGACGCTAGGCCCGCAAATCTGCCAGTTCATCGAGGCGCACCTGGTGCATGGCCCTGGGGATTTGCGCGGCGAGCCGGCGCGGCTGGACGACGAGAAGCGCGGCCTGATTTACCGGATGTATGAGGTCTTCCCGAAGGGCCATGAGCAGGCTGGCCGGCGGCGGTTTAAGCGGGTGGCCATCTCGCTGCGGAAGGGCAGCGCGAAGACGGAGTTGGCGGCGTGGATTGCGATCTGCGAGCTGCATCCAGACGGGCCGGTGCGCTGTGACGGGTTCGACAAGAAGGGCCTGCCGATTGGCCGTGGCGTGACCGACCCGTACATCCCGATGGTGGCCTTCACGGAAGAACAGGTGGAGGAACTGTGCTATGGCGCGGTGCGGGTGATTCTGGAGAACTGCGCGCTGGGCAATGACTTCGACATCGGACTTGAGCGCATCATCCGCAAGGGTGGCGACGGCAAGTGTGTGCCGCTGGCGACCTCACCGAACGCGACAGACGGAGCACGCACTAGCTTCCAGATTTTCGATGAGACCCACCGCATGGCGCTGCCGAGGCTGAAGGCCGCCCACCGCACCATGCAGGCCAACCTCCCGAAGCGGTTGAGGGCCGACCCGTGGAGCCTGGAAACGACCACGGCGTATGCACCCGGGGAAGGCAGCATCGCGGAAGACACGATGCAGTATGCCAGGCAGATTGCCGAGGGAAAGATCGAAGACCCGCGGCTGTTCTTCTTCCATAGACAGGCCAGCGACAACCACGACCTGACCACGAAGGCCGGGTTGACCGCGGCGGTGCGCGAGGCGTCTGGGCCGGTGGCGAGTTGGTCGGACATCGGCACGATTGTCGAGCAGTGGCAGGACCCAACGGCTGATCCTGCGTATCTCGAGCGCGTCTGGCTGAACCGTCTGGTGCAGAGCAGCGAGAAGGCGTTCGATGTGATGCGCTGGCAGGCGCTGGCGCAGCCTGGGCGCGTGGTGCCCAAAGGGACCGCTATTGTCCTGGGGTTCGATGGTGCGCGGTTCTACGACTCGACGGCGTTGATTGGCACTGAGGTTGAATCCGGGTTCCAGTTCGTGCTGGGGGTGTGGGAGCGGCCGGAACTGGTCAAGGAATGGGAAGTGCCTAAGGACGAAGTGGATGCCGCGGTGGCCCATGCCTTCGATCGCTATCGCGTGATTCGCTTCTACGCCGACCCGCCGTATTGGGAAGAAACCGTGGCGAGTTGGATCGGCACCTTCGGCAAGGACCGGGTGTCAGAGTGGTGGACGAACCGGGCGAAGGTGATGGGCTATGCCGTGCGGGCGTTTCGGAATGCCCTGATTGAAGGCAGCCTGTCGCATTCTGGGGACGCGGGGTTGGCGCGGCATGTCGGGAACGCGCACAAGCGGGTGCTCGGTGTGCGGGACGAGCAAGGGGAACCGCTCTGGACGGTGCAGAAGGAACGGCCGGATTCCGTGTTCAAGATTGACGCCGCGGTGGCGGCGGTGCTGAGTTGGGAAGCACGGACGGATGCGATTGCGGCCGGGGCACTCTCGCCGCCGCCGCAGTATCAGGTGATGGTCATGCGGAGGTGACATGGACGACTTCGACCCAGAATTACTGCAAGAAATCGCAGCGCTGAACCGAGAACATCCAACGAACTGGCGTGAACACAAGTATGTCGGTGGGCCACCACCGCCTCGCATCAAGCGGATGCAGTTGGCGCACGAAGTCAGGGCGCGAAGGGTTGGTGTTGAGTGGGAGATGGTTGATCTCAGGCGTGTCTATGCACATTGGAATGGACAGTGCGGCATTTGCCGGTCGCCGGTTGGCATAGAGGAGTTCACGATCGACCATATCATTCCCCTGTCGCAGAACGGCCCACATAGGCTTGACAACCTCCAGCCTGCGCATAGCCGGTGCAATTCGCAGAAGGGTGGCCGATGATGGGACGACAGGAATACACCGTCAAGGAATACGCGCAGTTAGAGCGAGTGACCGAGCGAACAGTGAGACGGTGGATAGATAAAGCCGCGATAGACATAAGGAGAACACCAGGCGGTCGTATTCGAGTTGTTGGACCATCGAAGCGCGCATGTCATATCGTGACGTTGAGTGGCGTTAGCGGACAAGTCTCCAACTAGTATCTATACAAACGCGAAGCTAGCCCACATGCTAAGTTGGTAGTGAATCGCGCCTACTCCACAGTCGAATTTAAAGCCGTCGATGATGACCAGCGCATCATCGAAGGCATTGCCAGCTCGCCACTGACCGATCGCGTCGGTGACGTGCTGGAACCCAAAGGGGCAGAGTTCCGCCTGCCGCTGCCACTCCTGTGGCAGCACCGCGCCGACGAACCGATCGGTCACGTCATTTCGGCCAACGTCACCGACAAGGGCATCCAGATTCGCGCCCAGATTGCCAAGGGCGTCCTGCCGCGCATCGATGAAATCTGGTCCCTGATCAAGTCCCGTCTGGTGCGTGGTCTCAGTGTGGGGTTCCGGCCCATCAAGGACCCCGAACCGATCAAGGGCACCTACGGTCTCCGATTTACCTCGTGGGAATGGATGGAGTTGTCGGCCGTTACGATTCCGGCCAATACCGACGCCACCATCCTCACGGTCAAGCAGTTCGACATCGCACAGCCCGCCGCGTCAGGCACTGGCTCGCGTGTCGTGTCAACCATCCCCGGCGTTACGGGTTCACGCACAGGCAGTCAGATGAAAACCATTCAGGAACAGATCACCGCGTTTGAAGCCACGCGGCAGGCGAAGTCGGCCCGCATGACCGAGATCATGACGACGGCCGGAGAGAAGGGCGAAACGCTGGACGAGGTCCAGTCCGAGGAATACGACGGCCTCGACGCAGAAGTGAAGAGCATCGACGCGCATCTGGTGCGTCTGCGTTCGCTCGAGCAGTCGAACCGGGCTGCGGCCGTGCCCGTGGCCGGCACCGACCCGAAGGCGGCGTCGGAGTCGCGCAGCGGCGTCATCACGGTCAAGTCGAACGTGCCGCCTGGCACTGCGTTCACCCGCTACGCGATGGCGCTCGCAGCCTCGCGCGGCTCGTGGTACGAGGCCGCAGAATACGCCAAGAAGTGGGAGTCCAGCACTCCCGAGGTCCTGTCGGCCCTGAAGATGGGGCCGGATGTCGCCATGCGCCTGAAGGCGGCGGTGGACGCCGGCAACACCACGGACACGACTTGGGCCGCCCCGCTGGTGGTCTACCAGAACCTGTCCAGCGAGTTCATCGAGCTGCTGCGCCCGGCCACCATCATCGGCCGCATCAATGGCTTCCGGCGCGTGCCATTCAACGTGACGATGCCGGCGCAGACCTCCGGTTCGACGGTTGGCTGGCGCGGGCAGGGGAAGCCGAAGCCGGTTGGTGAGCTGGCCTTCGAGCAGAAGTCCCTCGGCATCGCCAAGGCAGCGGGCATCATCGTGCTGACCGAGGAACTGGTGCGGTCCTCGTCGCCGTCAGCTGAAGCGATTGTTCGGCAGGACTTGATTGCGGCGATCGCGCAGTTCCTGGACGAGCAGTTCGTGGACCCGGCGGTGGCCGCGGTGGCGAACGTGTCGCCGGCCTCGATTACCAACGGCGCGACGGTGGTCGATTCGACCGGCACCAACGCCTCGGCGTTCCGCACCGACCTGCGTACGGCGCTGGGCACCTTCACTGGCGCGAACATCTCGGCGGCGGGCGCGGTGCTCCTGATGACCGAGGAGCAGGCGCTGGCGTTCAGCCTGATGCAGAACGCGCTGGGCCAGTCGGAGTTCCCGAACATGACGGCCACGGGTGGCTCGCTGGCCGGGTTCACCGTGGTGGCGTCGGAGTCTATTCCGGCCGAGGGCGGGTCGCCGGCTGGCAACCGCATCATCCTCCTGAAGCCCAGTGAGATCCTGCTGGCCGATGACGGTGGTGTGGCGCTCGATGTCAGCCGGGAGGCGTCGGTCCAGATGAACACGTCGCCCGATGATCCGGCAACGGCGTCCACGGTGTTCGTGAACTTCTGGCAGAACAACCTCGTGGGCCTGCGCGCGGAGCGGTTCATCAACTGGCTGCGCCGCCGCACCGAAGCGGTCGTGGTCATCGAGGGCGCGGTCTACACGGGCTAGTCGTTCGGGCATATCACGCTGGCTGGCGATTCGCCGCGATGGCGGGCGTCAGCCAGCCGTGATCTTGTGAAGGGGGCGCATGGAGTCGGTTAGTCTGGTGGCGACGTCTGCGTACCCTTACGCCGGCAAGTCCCTTGTGGCGGGCGAAGTCTTCACAGCGTCCAAGCAGGACGCGGACCTCCTGAAACTCATCAAGCGCGCAGTCGATGCGCCCGAGGCACCGATGGTCAAGATGCGGGCGCTGCGGGCGTTCGAGCGCATCGCTGCGGGCGTGCGCTATGCCCGTGGCGAAGTCTTCATGGCGCACGACGTGGAGGCGATCGGGCTGGAGCGGTACGGGAAGGCTGAGCCGGTGGGGGACGACGTGGCCCCGGCCGTCGATGAGCCGAAGCAGAAGCGCCGGTATCGCCGCCGCGACCTGCAGGCCGAGACGTAATGCGCTTCCTCGGTCTCGAGATTCAACGCATCAAGAAGGACGTGCGGTCCACCCTGTACCCGGTGGACAGCCGCAGCGGGTGGTTCCCCATCATCCGCGAGCCGTGGGGCGGGGCGTGGCAGAGCAACGTTGAGATCACGCTCACCAACGTCCTGACGCATCCCACGGTGTTCGCCTGCATCTCGTTGATTTCTTCCGACATCGCCAAACTGTGCCTGCGGTTGGTGCAGCAGGACGACGATGGCATCTGGACGGAAACCGAGAATCCAGCGTACAGCCCCGTGCTGCGAACGCCGAACCCGCACCAGACTCGGCTGGCGTTCATCAAGTCGTGGGTCATCAGCAAGCTGGCCTACGGCAACACCTACGTGCTGAAGCAGCGCGACAACCGGCGCGTGGTCACGGCCATGTATGTGCTGGACCCGTCGCGGGTTACCGTGCTGCAGGCCCCAGATAGGACCGTCTATTACCAACTGAAACGGGACAATTTCGCGGGCCTAGGGGAAGACGAGGTCGCTGTCCCTGCTAGCGAAATCATCCACGATGTGATGGAAGGGTTCTACCACCCGTTGGTTGGACTGTCGCCCATCTATGCGTGTGGGTTGGCCGCCACACTCGGCCTGAAGATTCAGACCAACTCCGCGAACTTCTTCTCGAACGGATCGAATCCAGGCGGCATCCTGATGGCCCCTGGAGCCATCAGCCAGGAGACGGCCGATCGGCTGAAAGAGTACTGGGAAGACAACTTCGCGGGGGACAACGTCGGGAAGGTGGCCGTGCTGGGGGATGACCTGAAGTATCAGGCCATGACCATCTCGGCTGATAAGTCGCAGCTCACCGAGCAGTGGGCCGAAACGGCGAAAGCGATTGCGGCGTGCTTCCATGTGCCTGCGTATCTGGTCGGCGCTGCGCCGCCGCCAGCCTACAACAACATCGAGGGATTGACCCTCGCGTATTACTCGCAGTGTCTGCAGGTGCTCATCGAGGCCATCGAGGCGCTGCTGGATAAGGGCCTCGGCCTAGGCGCTGATTTTGGGAATCGCTATGGCACCGAGTTCGACATAGCCGACCTGCTGCGGATGGACTCCAGAACGATGATGTCCACGCTTGCTGAAGGCGTGCAGTCGGGCCTGGTCTCACCCAATGAGGGCAGGAAGAAACTCAATCTGGGTCCGGTGGATGGCGGCGATACGCCGTATCTGCAGCAGCAGAACTTTTCATTGGCCGCACTGGACGAGCGCGACGAGCAAGCGCCATTGGCGCTGCCTCCAGCTCCTGAACCGGCACCGGCTGTGCCCGATGCAGCCGAGGACGATGACAGCGAGAGCGAGTCCCGCTTTGCAGCCGCGCTCTTGAGGAAGGTGGCTACACTCGATTATGCCGCTTGATTCTGAGGCGTTGGCGGATCTGGTGTTCGCGGCCATCAAGACGGCCACCGACCCGTTGGTGGCGCGCATTCGGGCCTTGGAGGCACGTCAGCCTCGGGACGGCCGAGACGGCGTGGACGGAAAAGACGGCGCACCCGGACGAGATGGCGTCGATGGCTTGAACGGCAAGGACGGCCGAGACGGCATCGACGGGAAAGACGGCGCACCTGGGAACGATGGTGCCGATGGCCTGAACGGCAAGGACGGGCGCGACGGCGTCGATGGCAAGGACGGCGCTCCGGGTCTCAACGGCAAGGACGGCCTAGACGGCATCGACGGGAAAGACGGCGCGCGTGGTCTGGACGGCAAGGACGGCATTGGCATCCAAGGTGAGCGTGGCCTTGATGGGCGCGATGGCAGGGACGGCAAGGACGGCATCGACGGCAAGGATGGCGCACCGGGTTTGAACGGCACGCTGGACGGTTTGGAGATGAGGCAGTCGGAGGACTTCCGCACGGTGGAGTTCTTCTACAAGGCCACTGGCGAGCCTGTGCCCAGCGGAAGGTTCTACTTCCCTGTGGTCATCGACAAGGGCGTGTACACGTCAGGCGTCACCTATCAGCGTGGCGACAACGTGACCTATGCCGGCTCGTCGTGGATTGCCCAACGCGAGACTGACGAAGTGCCAGGCGAAGGTAGCACGGCGTGGCGGCTGTCGGCCAAGCGTGGCCGCGAAGGCAAGGCCGGCAAGGACGGGAAGCCTGGGAAGGACGGGAAGGACGGAGCGCCAGGCAGGGACGGCACGAAGTCATGGTGAGGCCGAAGTCCATGCCGATCGTGACCGTGCCACGGTTAGCACCGGGTGGCACGGTGGTCTGTGTGGCGACAGGGCCGAGTCTAACAGAGGACGACGTGAGGTACTGCGAGGGTAAGGCGACGGTGATTGCCGTGAACGACGCCTATCAGTATGCGCCTTTCGCCGTCGCGCTCATGGCCAGCGACTCCGAGTGGTGGCGTGCCCATAAGGGCGTGCCGTCGTTTGCGGGCCTGAAGTATTGCCTGTCGCCCGGCATCCTGGGGAA